GTCACGACAGTATTTGTGTCCAAGTCTGAGCCGTCGAACGGTGCCGCTAGTTCAGAGAACGCCGTCGCAGCAGAGAACGCGGTCGCCTGGTCCGTGAACGTGTCATAAGTTACGGTGCGAGGCGCCCCGTCTGACCAGTACGGATCGCTTGCTCTGAGCGCCAGCACGACTCGAGCGGCGTTCGCCTCGTCATATCTGACCGTCATCCGGTCCGACCCGCCGATCAACGAGGTCGAAATGTAGCGGGTCCGGTTCGCCGAGTTCGTGTAGTCGATGCGTATAAGTTCGCTTGACGTGATCGGGTCGCACCACGACACGAGCTCGTCGATCGCCGTGTCGAGGTTGTCCGCCGAGTCAGCCTGGATCAGCACCGGCAGCACAATGTCACGGGCAGCGTGCGTCGAGTACGTGATCTGTGAGCCAGGTAGCTGTATCTGTACCTTGCTTGTGAATCTCGGTGCCGGTGCGCCGACGATACCGCTAGGCGTTTCGCGCAAAAAGTAGCCTGAGCCTGTGGCGTCTGCGTTCCGTGTCGCCGGGCCCACGATAATCGAATAACTCGACGTTTTCCCGGTGCGAGATAACACCATCAAACGGTTTGTGGAAGTCATGCGGCGACGCCTTTCAATGCGAGCATCAGTTGAAGCTCGTCGTTGATGCTTCTGTCAGAGGACACGTTCAGGTTCTCAATGTTGATGCCAGACCCGCCACGCCCGTCTGCCGTGACGACCGTTTCGCCGACCTGGAGCTTAGCTATCACTTCGTCCGATCTGACGTTTCCGAAGTTCTGCGCCGACGCCATCGCCTGCGTGACATCGCCGCCATCGTGGAGCGTGAACCCGATTGGTGTGCCGGCAGCAGTGTCATATGGGTTCGTTCTCTTTTCGCTTTCATCTTTACCGAAACCGAGGAACGAACCGTCGAGCGGGTTCAGGTCTAGCGCACGCTTTCCTAGGTCGATGATGTCGTATATCGGCGACATGACCAGGTCCCAAAGCATCCCGGGTATTTTGGACAACGCCGACTTGATGCCTTCGGCGAGCCGGCCGAACAGGTCCAGGCCGAGCGTGAACAGATCGACACCCAGATCGAGAAGGTCGCCCGGCACGCCCTTTAGCCATTCCCAGATCGCAGCCGAGGCGATAGCGAGCCCTTCGAGTATCCCGTCCTTAGCTTTCACAAACAGCGCTTTTCCTGCTTTCAATAGCAGGCCGCCGGCGTCAACAAACAGGCCGGGCAACGCCTTCAGCGCATCAAACACAATACCGATGATCTTCGGGACATTGTCTTTCAACCAGCCAAACGCAGCGATTGCGGCGTCCTTCATAAAATTGATGGCATCCACGAAGAAGTGCACGTTTTCATAAGCCCAAACAACCGCCGCAGCAAACACAGCCAACGCAGCAACTACAACAATTAGTGTCGCATTAGCGGCGATAAAAGCGACCGCCTGCGCATACAACGCTGCAACCTTAGCCCACACAGCCGCAGTGGCCGAAACCATAGCCCCAACAAATGCGCTTCCAATCACCACAGCAATAGCAGCGATCACCGGGTCGTTATCGTTAACCCACTTGCCAAACGTGACCAGCTTTTCAACAATATTAACAGTGACCGCAATAAGTTTCTGACCGGCAGCGACAATAAACTCAAACGCCCCAGCCATGATATTGCTAATCTGATCCCAATTGGCGACTACCCAATCAGTGACAGCAGCGAACGCCGGCAACAGTTTGTCACCGAGCTCGATCGACACAGCCGACAGGTTCGCTTTGATCCGGTCCATAGAGCGCCCGCTGGTGGCGTCCATCGTGTCGAATGCGTCTTCGGTAGCGCCCGCCGACGTCCCCATCTCAGTTAACGCATTGCTGAACGCTTCGCCCTCGTTGGCGATCAGACCGAGCACGCCCTGTCCGGCTTCGATGCTGCCGAACATGTCGATGACAGGCACGCCAGAATCTGCGATGATCTCCATCACGTCCTCGAGATCGCCGCCAGAGGCGAGCACTTCGTTGAACGAAACGCCGGCGATTTCCTCGAACGCCGTCGAAGCCTTCGACCCTGTCTTACCGAGCTCTGCCAGCGCCGCTTTCATCTGGTTAGCTGCGACAGATGTCGGAGTACCCGAAGCCGTGAGCACAGCGATCGAGGCGCCCACCTCGTCGAGGCCGACACCGAGCGCCGCAGCTATCGGCCCGATACTCGAAAACGAAGCCTGGAGCTCTGGGACGGTCGTCTTGCCGAGCCTGACAGTCGTGAAAAATATGTCGCTGGCTTCGGCCGCTTCGAGGCCAGTCGAAGCGTAAGCGTTGACCGCAGTGCTGAGCAGGTCGACAGCGTCAGCGACCTCGAGGTTGCCACCGATCGCTGCCTTGCCTGCGATCTCCATAAACTCGAACACGTTGTCTTGTGGCACGCCGGCACTGAGTGCGTCGTATAACGCCGGCACAACTTCGCCCGGTAGCACACCGAGCGACTTCGAGAAGTCGAGGACCTGGGCGTCCATCGTGTCCATAGCATCACCAGAGATGCCTGGTAGCAATGTGAACACCTGAGCCATCGACGACTCGAAGTCGATCGCAGCGTTAACAGAAGACACGCCGATAGCGCCGATAGCGCCAACGCCGGCAGCCATAGCAAACCCGGCTTTTTTGCCGAACCCAGCCAGAGCAGAATCGGTGTCTTTTAGGACGCCTTTCATCTGCTTGTTATCGGCCAGAATGTTTATTGTGACTGCTGTCTTTTTCTTCGCCACTGGTTTACTTTCTGTTGGCCTGTTCTTGGCGTCTCTGTACTTCTAAAAGTTCGACCCTTAGCGCTTCACCCTCTAGCACCGGCATCGCCCAATATTCCGACAATGTGATGCACCCCGGCACAATCAGGTTTGCGTTTAGGACTGTTCGCCAGGCTTTTCTGGCTCCGTCTCTTCTTCGTCTTTTGGGTCGTCTTCGCCACCGCCGGAATCGGTCACCATCGTGACGAGATGCTCGACGTCGAGCTCATACGGTCCTTCTGCGACTTTCTGCAATGTGAGACTGTCGCCCATCTTTCGTCGCAGAGCCACCCACATGAGCGCAGTATAAAATCTGCGTTTCGGTTTGTCTGACGTGAAGAAATCGCCGAGCTTCGCCAGGTCCAGACCGATCTCTTCCTCGATCAGGATCACTTCCCAGTTCGTGAGCTGATCGAATGGGACAGCTTGTACCTTTATGTTGTCTGCCATGTCTGCCTTTCCGTGTCTCTATTTGAGATCATACTTTTTTAGCAATTTGGATATGCCGTCCTCGTAAACGTCGACGACTTCATCAGTCTCTGTTTCCAAAGCCTTCGACAGGAACGGGTTCGCTTTTATGTTTCTCTTTGGCCATCCCCAGTGGATAGGCCCAGCGTATGGGACCGACTTTTTGCCGGCCCTGACAACGCCGGAACGTGCGGTCCCTGAGGATCTGATCGACGCAGCTAATGCGCCAGACACAACCGGCGCCCGTGCAGCTAGCTGCACCAGTTTCGCTGCTTCTGCGTGTACCACTTTTAGGTCTTTTGTGCCGTCTTCGAAATCTCGTAGAGCTTTCCGTAGCTGTTTCTCTCCCTCGAGCTTGATCTGGACGCCGTCCATGTAAGCAGTCTTTCGGTTGGTGCTTCTGTGCCCGTCCCCACCGGAAAGTACAGGGACAGGCACAGAAACGAATGTGTTAGGCGGTGGTAAAAACTGGGTCGTCGTTAGGTCGCAACGTCATTGTGAACGTTTGAGACTCGCCGACGCCGCCGTCCAAAAATGTTGGCGTCGGAATGTAGGCCGTAAAATCTGCCTGCGGGTTAGTGACTGCAACAGCGCCGGTAGCCGGCCTGATCGAGACAGCAACCGATGTCTTCGCAATCGCCAGCAGAGTATTAAACACGTCTGTGCCTGCCGTGTCGTAACTCTGCGCAAACTCGATTTCCACGTCCCAGGTCGTCGACCCTGGACGGGTAGCGTTTGGAGTGCAGAACGTCGCTATGTCCTGCATGTCGTCGCTAGCTGTCATCTTGACAGATCGCGCATAGCAGACCATGTCGACGCTGTTGATCGAGATCAGCGGCTGGACTAGGAGAATTGGATCAGCCATCAGCCGACCTCGCTTTCTTTCTTGGGTGGTTTGGTTTGATCGAGAACATGCGGCATTCGTTCGAGCAGCCGACCTAGAACGAAGCCGGTGACAACGTCGCCGGCTTTGCGTGGGCGCCCAAAATATATGTCCCTGTTCAGTGTGAAACTCTTCGGTCTGGTTTGCATAGTCGTCCCTTATGCGAGCGTAACTGTGGTTGGCCTGAGGTCTGCACGAATTGCGAGCAGGTTGGAATCCTCGAACAGCGTCGATGGTGCCGACACGTCGAGGACGGCTGGACACTGTCCGCCGCCGGCTAGTGCCACGCCTGCGATGGTCGCCAGGAGCGGCAGAAACTTGTCGAGGTCTGTCTGTGCCTGTTCGAGATCGTTAGACGAAGTGATGATCACCACAGACCCGAAGACCGCCGGCGCACAAAATGTTGCACCGTCGTCTGAGTCATATGACAGCCACGGATCTTGCCACTGGATCAGAGCCGTGTTCGGTTCTGGGTTCCCAGTAGGCCCGACCTGACAGACGACACCGAGCGCAGCAGATACCACTGCTGCGACATCGGTGCGCCAGGCTGTCAACGTCGTCGCCATTACGCTTCGGGCCAAACTGTCAGACTTCTGATCATGTCCGAGATGTCCTCGTCTGACACGACACGGATCGCAAAATCGCCAGTCGAAACGAAACCCAGCGCAGCGCCTCGTCGAGCGAAACGCCTCATTGCTAGTGCAATGATGGCGTCTCGCAGACGATACGGACAGTCTGGAGATACCCCGGCCGGCCGGTTGTCGTATGACAGCGCAGCGTCAGGGATCTGGTCCAGGAGCTCTTCGGTCGCTTCGTTCACAAACCCGTCTGCCAGTGCAGACAAATCGGCCGACGTTGTGCCGGCGTTGTATGCGATCAGATCAGCCGCTAACGGGTATGGAACAGCCACAGTGAGCCCTTACTTTCCCTTAGCGGCCGGTTTAGCCGCTTTCTTTAAGGCCTGCTTAGCCGGCGCCTGTGGTGGATCGTGGGCGTCTGCGTTCGCTTGGACCGCTTCAGCCTTCCGAGCCACCAGGTCTGCCGCTTCGCCTGATCGCGCTTTTTGTTCTGCGATCTCGGCTTGCCTACGTTCATGTTCGGTGGCTTTCCCCACGGCCAGCGCTTCTAAAAGCGCGGCCGCGGTTCTTGCCGGTTCATTCTTGAAGTAGTCGCCGATCGGTTCGCAGTCCTCAGCGGACACGCCCGGCGGTAAATCGGCCGGGTTCCACTGCACCCCGCCATAAATGACGAGATGAGCGGTGGCCGCTTTGGTTTGCTCGATCAGCGCCATGACTACGCTACCGTGTCGACTTTGACCCAGCTAATGGGCTTCGCAACATGGGTGACGCCACGCTGTTCTGCGAGGATCGTGACCTCGTTCTCGGTGAACTGGGTTCCAGTCCAACCGGTCTTAATTTGCATCGGTGTGCGCTCGAGCCACTGGAGACTCGAAGTGCGGCCAACATATGCGAACCCAGACGGGAACGAACCTGCACGGATCATAGGCAAACCCCAGACAGAAGTAGGCTGTGAGCCGAACGGCTGCGGCCCATAGTCACCGGTCGAGGTCAGAAGATCCAAAGTCTGTGCGTCAGCGGTGCCGATAAAGACACCAGTCGGTGCTGCCACGGCTTCAGCCAACGTGATGCCCTTACGGATCGACGTCAGCATGTTCGTGTCGAACGCCTGCGCCTGGACGCCAGTCGCAGCAGCGAGGACCGCAGCGATGCGAGCCTCGATCGCTGTCAGGACATCGTCGACGAGCTCGTTGTTAATCAACGTCTCCATGCCTTCGTGATCTGCGAGCGCCTCGTCTGTGACAGGAATCCACGCCGCAATCTTTTGCGGAGTAAGAGTCACCGAAACAAACGTCAGAGCGTCTTCAGGCTTAAGGACGCCTTCAGCCACCACGGCTGCGTTGCTGGTCCGTGTCGCCACGTGGCGCACCAGGGAGTCCTTGCCGGTCTGACCGATGGTCACAGCGTCGAGCAGTGCGTGCGGGTGCATCGCATAGCCAGATACCGCTGCTGTAGTACCGACAGCAGGTGAGGCCAGCAGCGTCTTAACGCCGCCACCGGTGATCGCTTCGATTGACTTGGCGCCATTCGAGTCGATCGACTGTCCGCCGCCGGCAGCGAGCGCAGCGGTGTATGACTTGGAACCTGTGAACATTGCGCCAAGATTGCCGGCCCGTTCCGACTCGTCGGCCTTCACCTCGAGGGACTTGTAATGCTGGTCTATCTCTTGCGCTGTCGGATAGCCGAGCGGTTCACGCTTGTCGATCGTCGGGAGAATTGACAATGACTTCATCTTCGCAGCGTCCGTGGCTTTCTGTGCTTCTGCGGCTTCGTGAGCCTTAACGGAGTCGATCAGGCCGTCGGCCTTCTGCGACAGTTCATCGAACGCGATTCGTTCGGTGTTGTCCATCGCACGGTGAGAACCGTCGTCTGTCTTGGTGCCATCAAAAACGGCTTGCATTGCGTCGCGGGTTTCCGCAAGGATCGTTGAAACGTCCATCTTATTTGTCCTTCGATTTAGGTGGGTTTTTTAGTAAAGCCTGAGAAGTTTCATCAACCGGGCCGCATCGTCACTGTTTGCACCGGGGGTCTCGATAACCGTGGGTGTGTCCTGCCGGCGAGGTTTGTTCGTCTTCTGTGCTTTGACTGTGAGTAGAGCTGTTTTCGGGTTCATGCCTCGCATAGTTGGGCCGACCTCGAGGATGTCGTCGAACTCGACGAGCTCCCTGACCGTCTCGCCATCAGCCGACTTTGTCATGCGAGCAGTGCCGCCAGAATATGCAAAACTGAACTCGTTGATTCTGCGGCCTTTCATCAGCTTGTGAACTTTTGTTGCAGCTTCGTCGTCGTCCATCTGCCCTTTGACCCAAAGACCGCCGAGGTCTTTCAGACCGTCCGGCAAACGCGGGTCGCCTGGTGCGAGCTCTGCCGCTTCGACGACATGGCCGATGTATGCGAGCGGGTCGTGGTGTTGGTGGTCCCATACCACAGGAATCGTTTTACCTGAGGTTGCATAGTTGTTGAGCGCTTTAGCGAATGCGCCAGGAACGATCACGTCGTTCTCTCGGTCCACGTTCCCGAACGTCGAGATGATCGCCGTAAACTCGCGATTCTCCGGGTTCTCCATATCTGCTTTGATATGCACATCTCGGGCTTTCTCGCCTTCGATGTCTGTCATTTCGTCCATCACGTCTTCCACCTTAGTCTGGTCGGACTATGTTGATTGGTTCCACAAGGGTGTCGGCGCCGTCTTTAGCCGGCAAGTTCATCACCTGGCGTGCCTCGTTCCGTGTCATGTTTGGCGCCCCTGTAGCTTGCGCCAAAATCTTTGCCTGGAGCTCGAACGACATTCGCATCATCGCAGCGACATTGTGTTCAACGAACAGGTCTTCGCCTGGTGCCACCACCGGCACGATCTGAGCGTTGTATGTCTGTTCGACTTCTTCGTACCACGTGCCGAGGACCTCGCCGTGCAACATGCTTTTGAACTCGACGAGGTTGCTGTAGTTCGTGGATTCCATCAGCCCAGCGAACGCCGGCGGCAACGAATAGAACGACGCGATCTCTGAGATGTTGAACTTGTACGACTCGAGCTGCTGCGCTGCTTCCGGCGTGATCATGCCTGTCGGCTTGTATGTCATGTCGTCTTCGAGGATCGGCGTCTTGCCGGTGTTGTTCCCGGCTGCTGCGTATTGCGACCACGACTTGCGGAAGTTGTCCCGCGCTTTCGGTGACCACTGCGGTGCTGACGCCGGCCGCTCGATCACGCCGGGTATGCGTGCTCTGCCTTTCCACAGGTCACGTTTTGCGGCTTGCGATTCGCCCATGTCGATTAGGACAGATTTCAGGGTTTCCATCGGTGACGCTGCGCTCGTCGGGTACCCATCGAACCAGACGATCCGGTCGAGGCTGTGCTCGTTGCCGAACATGTCGATGATCGCTGTCGGCTGATCCAGGCCGTCCCGAACAAAATACCAATTCCGTGGCGGCCACCTGGTCAACTGCCATTTGTTCGTCTCGTCGTATGTGAGGATCGAGGCGGCCCGGTCCCACAAACAAAGATCGGTGATAAGTGCGTTGCCGTATTTGAACGCTGTCGCTTTTGTGCTCGGGTTCTTTGATAGCAGGTCGAGCGCTGAGCCTCTGACTCTGATCCTGTCGTCGTTGTTCCGCTTGAACACGTGCAAACCGACTCGTGCATAGTTCCGAGATAGGACACGCACGACAGTTCTTAGCGCCGGCTGAGACGCCCATACGTCGTCCGGGTGTAACGAAATGCCTTCGCCTGTGTCTGTGTCCCATCCGTATCGTTGACTCGAGCCGTACTGGATCGCTGCGTCTGGCGACCACGAATAGATTTGGCTGCTGAGCGAAACAGACGTTGGAAGTCCGCCGCTGTAAATGATCGTCATTTGTGGCCGTCTACGATCCACGCCACTTGGCGTTTAGGAATGTTTATGTTTCCGTCTATAGACACGGGTTGACCGTTGGCGTCGAACGTGCGTGCGTTTATTAGTGACACGTAGCCGGCCGCTCTCGATGCGTGTAAGCCGTCGACGGTGCGCCCGTCGACGAGCTCGACCATCACAGGCGTCCGCTTGAGCCTTCGCCAAGGCGGCGACAAGACAAATGCGACAGCCAGGATCGCCACAGATGCGCATATGACTACGACAAAAATCATGGCAGCAGACCGCCGGCCGCTAGCTGTTGCGCCACGAGCTGCACCGCGTCTCGCAGTTCCTGGTCTGTGTCCAAACCTACGCCGTCGCCCACCAGGGCGAGGGACGCCAGCACGGTTTCTCGTGCCGCTTCCGTTGCAGCTTGCAGCGCCCGGTCGGCCAGTTCGGCCGTTGTCCATGCCCGTTCGGTCCAGACGGTCGTCGCCGTTGTCGGATCGTCTGCCACGCCAAGCGCCACCGACTCAGTATGGGTTGCCGTGTCGGTGTCTGCTGGCCGGTCAACATGTGCGATCGGGTACAGACCGAGCGCCGCAAGCTGGGACGCCTGCCAACCGCCTTCGGGCCGGCCGATGCGGGTGCCGTCGGACGGTTTGATCTCGATCGGTTTCGGGTTGCGTACAGCGCCCAGGGTGCCGTCAAAGTATTCGGTGTGCATGATCTAGTCTCTTCCTGTGAAATTATAGGGCGGCGTAGTGGTCGGCTATACGTGCATTAGAAAGGACCCCGGCATACATGGCATACCCGCCGAGTGACCCGCCGAGTGTCGAGCCAATGCCGGTCGTTCCTGAAGTTTTTGAGTAACCTCCGACCGGTTGCGTTAAAGCAGCGGTTCCCGTTGAAGTGTTGGAGTTAAGCGTGGTAACTGCTGCCACGGAAACGCCATTTATCCAGACTTCTAGCCGTGGAGCGGCTCTATCGTAAGTTATTACACAATGATATTCCGTCCCTGAAACAAGAGTGCCGGCTGGGGCGTAGACATACATGGGTGACGCACCGTACGTCGTGAGGATCTGAGCGCTATAAGTTCCACTGGCCTGGGAGAAGGCCATGAGTGCGTTATACGGTGCCGGGAGTATGCCGAAATGATAAGCACCCAAAGACCCGTCAATCCTGAACAAATATTCCCAAGTGGCAGCCCCCGTTACACCTGCGTCGGGTGTGGACCCTACGGGATACGTCATCAGAACGAAATCCTGGGAGTTTTGGAAATCTGGAGTGGTTAACCCGAAGAGAGTATCGCCTGCTAAGACCGGCGAAAACGTAGTGCCGTAGCTGCCGTTGCCTGCGGTGCCGCTGCTGCCCTGGTTGACAATCGTAGTGCCTGACGTCTCATTCATCATCCATAAACCGACAGGGCTATCTGCCAAACATTCGTCCTCGTACGAAAGCCCGCCAGCCGCCACGGCGTACGGGTTAACTATTCCGGTTGCCATCAGGCCGACCTCGTACCGATCATCGTCACTTTCAAACCCGTGGCCGTGCCGTCGCCCTGGTTCGTGACACTGATCGACACGGCGGAATCGTCGGGCCACGCCGTCACCGATAGGACGGCCGGGATCGCTGCGCTGACGCTGGTTTTTTCCGTGGCGTCCACCGTCAATAAAGTGCTAAACACCGTGGCGGCCCCAACTAAAACGTCGAGCGTGAACGTGCCGGTCGCACACGCCGACCCGAGCGACGCCCGAATTTCTGAGCCGGTCATGGCGTACGGCATCCGGAACTGCATCAGGCCCGCACCTGCGACGATGGCCGTCACTTCGTCCGAGGCGGCGGTCATGATCTCGGTCGGGATCAGTGTCTTGTCCAGAGCGCCGAGGGTTACAAGCGCAGCAGCGGCGTCGGCATCATCGACAAGCGTCGCCCCAAAGGCACTAACACCCGAGGCCATGAATGCCCCAGAACTGGCGACATTTCCAGAGTCGGTGACATCGGCCCCCGCCTCGATTCCGGCAAGCTTCGTGGTGTTCGTGCCGATATCGGTGGTGTGCGTAGCCACCAGAGCAGCGTCGCTGTACGACACCTTGGCCGTGTTGGCCGTTATCTCTGAAGCCTGACCAGAAGAGATCCCGGTCTTGGCCGTGTTGGCGGTGATCTCTGAAGCCTGGGCAGAAGAGATGCCCGTCTTGGCCGTGTTCAAAGCGATCGCTGAAACATTCGTGGCGATATCGGTGGTGTGAGTTGCCACCAGAGCAGCGTCGCTGTACGACACCTTGGCTGTGTTGGCGGTGATCTCTGAAGCCTGACCAGAAGAGATCCCGGTCTTGGCCGTGTTGGCGGTGATCTCTGAAGCCTGGGCAGAAGAGATGCCCGTCTTGGCCGTGTTCAAAGCGATCGCTGAAACATTCGTGGCGATGTCTGTGGTGTGGCCGGCCACCACAGCAGCATCGCCATACGACACCTTGGCTGTGTTGGCGGTGATCTCTGAAGCCTGACCAGAAGAGATCCCGGTCTTGGCCGTGTTGGCGGTGATCTCGGAAGCCTGACCAGAAGAGATCCCGGTCTTGGCCGTGTTGGCGGTGATCTCGGAAGCCTGACCAGAAGAGATGCCGGTCTTGGCTGTGTTGGCGGTGATCTCTGAAGCCTGACCAGAAGAGATGCCGGTCTTGGCCGTGTTGGCGGTGATCTCTGAAGCCTGGGCAGAAGAGATGCCGGTCTTGGCCGTGTTCAAAGCGATCGCTGAGTCTTGCGTCGCTTGCCCAGACTCGAGAGTAGATATCTCGCCGGTATGTGTAGCCACCAGAGCAGCGTCGCTGTACGACACCTTGGCCGTGTTGGCCGTGATCTCTGAAGCCTGGGCAGAAGAGATGCCGGTCTTGGCCGTGTTCAAAGCGATCGCCGTCGAGTTGACAACAATCGCCGTGTCTTGCGTGCCCTGGTGAGACTGGATGCTCGAGATGTCTGTGTCGTGGCCGTTCAGCCGGGCCCAGTTGCTAGACACATCACTGCCTAGATTGAAAACTGTGGTTGCGTTCGTCGAGATGTTCCCGGTGTTCGTAGCGATGTCCGTGGTATGTGTAGCCACCAGAGCAGCGTCGCTGTACGACACCTTGGCCGTGTTGGCCGTTATCTCTGAAGCCTGACCAGAAGAGATGCCGGTCTTGGCCGTGTTGGCCGTGATCTCTGAAGCCGCAGCGGTCGTGAACGAGGCCGTCGTCGCATCCAACACTGCGCTCTGAGCCTGAGCTCCCAACGTCGTCAGCATCGCAGCCGTGGACACGTCATCGAGCACCGTCGCCGCTGCTGCCGTGATCGTCGTCGAGGCCGGCAAAGACAGCGTCTTGATATTGGCGTCGACCTCCGAATCCATCAACGCACCAGCCGCAGCGACATTCGTGGCGTCGGTGACATCGGCGCCGGCCTCGACGCCGGTAGTGGCGCCAACCGTCAACGCCGCCGCAGTGCCTGTCGCAGCAGATAGATCGCCGCTGGCGATAGTCCCCAACGCTGGCGTGATCAGCGTCGGGCTAGTCCCGAACACAGCCAGACCCGTGCCGGTCTCATCAGACAGGACACCTGCTAGCTGAGCGGAAGTCGTCGAGGCGAACTGGCTCAACGGGTTTGAAGTTAAAGCGTCGCCGCCGCCGGCCTGCGTCTGGAATGTTGGCACCGTGCCGGCGCCGTTGCTCGTCAGCACCTGCGCTGAAGTCCCAGCAGGGACAGTCGTTGCTGCGCCCGTCGCCGACCACGTAATGAGCTCGCCGTCTGTGCCGTTGTCGATGTCGGTCACTGCGACAGTCTGCAACGCCGAGTCTGCTAGTGATCCCTGCGCCGCTGTAGCAGCGCCCAACGTTGTGAGCATCGCAGCCGTGGACACGTCGTCGAGGACGGTCGCCGCTGCTGCCGTGATCGTCGTCGAGGCCGGCAACACCAGCGTCTTGATATTGGCGTCGACCTCCGAATCCATCAACGCACCAGCCGCAGCGACATTTGTGGCGTCGGTGACATCGGCGCCGGCCTCGATGGCGTCGAGTTTTGTTTTGTCGGCTGACAGCATCAACCCCGGGTTTGTGGCATCGACCGCAGTCAAAGTCGCATCGGTCCCGCTAGCAGAGGCGACGGTAGACGTGGCGGCGTCCCAGCTCAGGTCGGCGCCACCGACCGAGGTCTGCCATACTGCTGCGCCGACTGTCGCATCCACCAGCGTGTAAGCGAGATCGGCCGTCGTGTTGATCCACACCGACCCGATCGAATAGCCGTCGCTAGAATCGTCTGTGACTGTCGGATCGACAGTC